TTTAATCAGGTCAATATTGCTATCAACCATAACTTGTGTCTTTACATTGTTCAAGTCAATATCAACACCGGTCACATAATAACCAGACCCTTTTGCCAGATGAGAAATACCAGTACCTTTGTATACGCCTAATTCGATAATGTCAGAGAAGTTAAACGTCTTTGCCAAGCTGTACAGGAACTTGTAGTAAGGTTCGTGAGCGAATGGCAGGTCTAGTATCTGATCAGTATTGAGCGCGGCTTCAGCACAATTATTTATAACTTTCTCAACATCAGCAATATTCATCACCAGCCGCCCTTGATACTTTCAATAACATATTCAACATCGGCATTAGTTAACTTATTATGTAATGGGATACTAATATTCGTCTTTTCCCACTTATCGACATTAGGCAAGTCGTGGACACGCCCCCCAAAAATGTCATAGATGTCATTGCGCCGATGCACCACTGAGGTTTCAATGCCTCTAATTGTCATCTTTCTAAAAAAGTCATCACGATTTTCCACGTGTATCGTGAACAGCCAGCAACCACTGCCCCTGTCAGACTTATTTTCCAGTAAAGTTACTCCAGGTACATCGCGTAATCCTACTCGATACATCTGACAAATCTGTTGTCTGCGGGCAAATAGCCAATCGAAATATTGCAGATTCGCCAATCCAATCGCTGACAGTACATCATTAGGCTGATATTTATAACCAACCTCAGTTAATTCGTGTGTCCAGTAGCCATCATCAGAGGGAGTGCGATTATCACGATCAATGCCAAACCACCGTCTACGAATTGCTTCCTGTCTCTTTTTCTCTGTACTTGTCAATAAAATACCACCATCAATGGTGGTGATAGTTTTAATTGCCTGAAAGCTGTGCATCAGGTAATCAGACCATTGGTCAAGTGGTCTGCCTTGATACGTAGCCCCAATAGCGTGCGCCCCGTCCTGAATAACAGGTAAGTTATGTTTCTTACCAATCATCCTGATTTCTTCCATATCACAAGGATAACCGGCCCAATGCACAACCATAATCGCCTTTGTTTTGTCAGTAATACGGTGTTCAATATCATCAGCGTCAAGGTTGCCAGTCTCGTATTTTATATCGCCCCATACTGGTTTTGAACCACATTGCAGGATTGGGTGGGTCGTGGCTGTGCAGGTCTGCGCAGTAGTAATTGTTTCAGAACCAGGCGTAACTCCTGCAAGCATCAAAGCTAAATGCAAACCTGCCGTACCACTTGATAACAATACAGGGTGACGGTAATTAAACTTTTCGGCAAATTCTTTCTCAAGTTTTACTGATATTGGCCCTTGTCCAACAAAACGACTGTCTAATACTTTTGCCACCTCGTCTTTAGCTTCATCAGCAATAAACGGATGAAATAAGTTAATCATTCCGGCAACCTCCAATTCTCATTACCAGTGCCTTGACCGTCCTTGAGTAATATCTGAGGATGTTCCATATTGACACTATTGGCAAATCTATTTAATGTTTCCTCAGACCACCAGGCCAATTCAAACATCGTCGGGATGCACCTGTCTTTGTCACAGGTCACATTATAAACGTCAACGTTGTCCCACTTGCCACGCCCAACCCAATACCACTTGGCCTCCAGCAATAGTCTGTTACGTGCATTGTACGCAGACCTGAATGATGACCACGATCCATACTGAGTATTACCCTTCAATACAGATGTGTTATGGGGCAAATGCACTTCGTAGCTATTCCAAATAATTTCTTCACCAAAATCCAAATCATTCCATCCGGTAAAAATGAAGTCTTTATCGAATTTAGCCCCAACACTCATCCGGTACATAGTGCAGGTATTGTCTTTGAGATACCACGATTCTGGTTTGCGCCAATAAGGTTGTTCACCGCTAACATCCGGCAATACCGCCCCGACTTTGGGGTTGTCATCAAGATATTCTGCCAGAACGTGAGGCGTGTTTCTGTCGATGATTTTGTCATCAGGATGGATAAACCACAGATAATCAGTATCGCAGTAATAAATCATCTGATTCAACACTGATGTTTCGTGGTCAAAACCTCTGACTATCCCAACACTAATATCACAAAAATCCTGAATATATTCGGCAAAATCAGTGGCATCATCACCCCAATATGGCACAAAAGCCTGAATCGTTCCACCCACTATATTTTCCTTAAAACCGTAATTGAAGGGAACTTATCGAAAAATTCGAGTAGTTCATATTTACCTTCAGACAGTATCAGGCTGATAGCATTGAAGATAGAAGGCTTTCTGTATTGTTGCATCCAGTTAATATTGTCTCTGTCCTTTGAACCACCTTCGTACAACAACAAACCACCTCTTCGTAATAATGGCAAAAATAGCAGTGCTGTGAATTCTACAATACCACCATCGTTGCTGACATCAATATGTAGCATATCAATAGAGCCATTGCCAAACATCGACAATATATTTTCAGAAGCACCGACAATGCCGGTACGCATCAAATTAGCTATATCAGCAAAGCCAGCTTTTTGAATGTTATGCCACGCTGTTTCAATACTGCAATGGCGATAAGAGTAATCATCAAACAGATCGTACCCGAACCACATCCCCTTGCCATTCTCTTTCATCGCGCCCATTGTGTGTATGGCACTGTAGCCTTGATACACGCCAACTTCAACCGCTAAAGCTGGTTGGTGTTTTCTGGCTAAGTCATAAAACACAACGCCCAGGTTATTATTCTTGTAGCTTGAATCAAGGCTATCAGCGACTTCTTGCCAATTAAGGTTCGATTCCATACTTTGCCGCTTCCTCTAATCCCCACTTTTCCATAAACAGGTTTCCATTGTGATGTTCTCTCATCGTATGAATAAATCTGTCACGATGACTGCCAGTTTCGCGGTCATCAACAAAGACAGTCATTCCATCAACCATCATCACCTGACAGCCTACTTTCCATAACTTAATGCCGAAATCCAAATCAGCAAAGCCCATTGCATCGTTGTAAATCTCATCGATGCCACCGCAGACTTTCCAATCATCTTTCCAGAATGACATTCCGGCAAAGCTAGACCATACTCTGAGTTTATCCCAATCAAGCGGTTGAACATTGATACTGAATGGGTTTTGAAAATGATATGGCTCTTGAGGGTTAGCCAGATGAGGACACAGCACCGGTCTGGCATACTCAAGTAAAGCGTGATAACTGCGCATAATAAACAAGGTGTGATCATCAATAACCAAATCATCATCCAATAACCAGATAACTTCATTCAAGGACAATGTAATGCCATTGTTCTTCAGATGATAGACATTTGGCAGATTATCTACTCGTCTATCGCTATAAATATAAGTAGTATCAAGTTCACCGTAATCAATGGCTTCGTATTCGGCAACCTTATCAGAACCATCGTTCATAATGATGACTTCTAAATCACTAAAATCAGTGTGCTTTTGCTGCTTTAGTAAATCTATCAATCGTTGCAAGCTGGCTGGTCTGTTGTAAGTTGTGATAACCACTGACACTTTAGGTAATTGCAGTCCATCAAGATCAACCAGTAAATCAGACTTCCTTTTCAATATCAAGCCGTGCTTGTTTGCCGCGGTCATCTCCAGCCACCCCATATCAATCATCCGGTCAATACTGCTTTTGACAGCCGTAACACTTACCTGCCACGCATCAGCGATGTCACGATACGTAGGGCGCAAACCATCGTTCAATTGAATAAACTGAGCAATCCAGTTGTATCTGGCTTCCATCTCATCTTTGGATAAAAATCCACTACTGTTTCTTGATTCTAGTTTAGGAGGATACTTAAGGTTGTAGGTCATAATTGAATCGCTTTAGCTGTGGAAAAACAATCCTTTAGGTTTGGGAGGAAACAGCCCGCTTTAGCGATATTTTTTAGAACTTTTGTTTGCATTATTACACTCCGTATAATATAATAATTTTACAAAGTTTCGCCGGACGATGGTATTAAATTGCGTCAAATGCCGTCGTAAGGGTTGGGATTGACGCTCCCTTTGTAAGCACTCTCAACGGCCACCAGGCATACCAGCGGATAACCTGGGTAAAATGGTCAATGTCTCGACAGAGAAACAGTTTATAAGGCACTCAGCCAGGGACAAAGCCAAAGTTATTTAGACTTTGGTAGCTTACATTCTCTCACTTCCATATTTGCAGGTATACCAACGACATCAATCATTTCACGATACCGTTCCGCCTCTGCTTCACTGTCCCACGTCATAACCTCACCTTTGCGGTTAGTTAGCCATTCATTAGTTGGCTTGAACCAAATTGCATATTTTTTCATTGGGCATCACCTATTTTTACATAATCAAAAACGACTGGATGTTCAAGTTGCGCTTGCCTCACTTGTTCATCAGTCGCTTCGGATAAGATACGTTTAATATTGTCAGTGTAATGCTCTTGTGGCTTAAATACTTCGGGCCAGTACAGATAATTACTTGCCATAACCTGAGCCTGTTCTACCCCAATAACTAAATCAGCGGCATAACCTTTCTTTCTCAACATCAATATCATTGCTACTTGCTCAATAAGATGAATTGCATTAGCTTTCGGCAACCCCCCTCGTTTCAGGAACACGTCAGTTTCCTTGTCTTTCAGTTCCAAAAACAAAGCAGGAAAACCATTTGATTGTTCGAAAATAACGAAATCAGGATGACCACGATACTTTTGAATATTCTTGGTCTTAACAGCCTGCCCCATATTCAGTCTAATACCACCCAGGTCGCTCCGATAATATGCCCACGGATAATGAACATCAATCCACCGGCATAAATTTCTTTGCATCTGATATTCCCTGTCACTCATAAAACCGCCTATGTAACGTTTGTTTTATAGTATCACATTGTAGTATGTTTGTCAACCGTTGACATTAACCGCTGTGTGCGATACAATAAAAACATCTATTACATTGCAATAAAAGGAGATATTATGTTCAATTACGAACCATTGCGTGACTTACCAGACAATTTCCAGCGATTATGGTTGGCTTCATTTGAGAAAGCTACGCCAACCGAAAAAGGGGTGTTTCGACTGGTCAATATCAGAAGTACAGAACCGAAAACATTTGAGGAACAACGAATTATTGTGCTGGTCGTGGATGAGAATGGCTTTCCGATTCCAAACGTATCTGTAGCATTTAGTTATGACACAGCGGGATACTATTCCACAACTGAAAATTTCTTGTGGAACCCGCCTTACCCTCATCAGGCATTTGTTGTGCCAACTCAAGGAAGTGGACAGATTGACCAAATTCAGGGTAGTGCTGTTCAACCAGGGAAACCAGGAGGGGTAACAGTTTACCTACTTGAACCTGAATACTCTTGTGATATTGTGAGGGGAATGGGGATGTTGCAATCTCACGAAGGCGTACATCTGACGTTTCAGCTGCTTAGAACCGGCGTAATCCCCTTGCGTGAGCAATTTGCTCAATACGAACAAAGATTAAATCAGCTTGAAAAAGTCGTATTTGGATAAGTTATTCTTCTTCCCCTGAGTCTGTGGTATCGTCAATTGGCTCTACCACAGGCTCAGGTAATCCATTATCACCTGCAACGTAGGGAATATTTAGCTGGTCTAACAAGTCTGCGAAAGCGACTTGCCGACTCAACGTGCCTGTTTTATCGTTCTGGAGCAAGGTAATAACAATATTGTGCAGTTTTGTTTTTAGCTGTTCACTAAAAGCGTGAACCTTAATCTTGCACACGGGCGAATCAGCCCCAAAGTTATCTTCAACCAACTGTGGTACAATATAAGTATTGCAGTGATCCAAGAATGTGTCTACGTCCATCTTGGCCGCATCTAGCATCCGCTCACTGTGTGCTTCAGCCTGGTTGTAACTACCAACTGCCGCTGAATTTTGGGTGACAGTCCTTTCAGGCACAACCAACCCCCTCAACATTCCAACCTCAAGTTCCTCAATACCTTTGGTAAAAATGTCAGAGATGTTGTTCATATTCATCTGACTGTAGCCCCACTGATTATTCCCTCTGTCATCAGTTTCGTAAGGCAAAATCACAATCAGATTTTCCAGCGCAGCTTGCATTACCTCCCCTGCATATTCCATATTATCGACATCATTGCCATCTTCATCTTGCCTGATACCAGTCGGGGCATAGCCAACAATGGGGGGGATTGTCCGGTATCTGAGATAGTCTGCCTGCATCGCCCTGAAAAATTCAGCATAGTACCAGTATGGGTAAATGTCAGTCAGATCGCTTTCGCCCCACATCCCCCCATAGATAAATTTATTAGTATAAATAAATGCCTTGTAAGCATCTATAACCTTCTCATCCTTGCCAACCGGGGCTTTCTGTACAAAACCGGCAAAATCCTGCGTGTCTTTCTGCAACAAAAATCTATCCACGGTTTCAGGGTGAACAAATTTTATTTTCTTAAACACCAATGCTTCGCCATCGTAACCAACTTCTTCCTGACCGGTCTGCTTGTCTATATAGGTAGCTTTGACCTGAGCATATTTCCACACCTTTTCGTGAGGAGCTACTCCATACACGGATGAGGGGGTAATACTGGTCTGAGCCAGTTTCAACAGCCATTCATCCACAAAAGCAGTCTTGACAAAAGCGGCAATCCGTTGATCTTCGCATTCAACCCGTGCTTCCCTCAAAGCAGTCAAAATCGGAGCAGCTTTTATGGTCAGACCAAGTTTGATAACAGGATACCGGCGCATCAAGTTTATCGTAGCAAAATCAAGCGGGTCAGTCCTGTACTCCCCTAACTGATTCATCGTTTGCAATAATTGAGGTGGCATTGCCCCCCGGTATGCAATTTCTTTTAACTTTGGTTTTGGCCCTGGCTTGGCAAACACATCTTTAACCCGCTGCCACGCTGATTGTTTTTGCGGGGCTTGATACCGTTTTGGTAATTCAATTTTAGCCATATCTACCATTTGGTTGAGTGCAGACATTATAACTGCTCCTGTTGTTGCTTGATTTTTCTCATTCGTTCCAAACTACTTTTGACACTACTACTCATTGACGGGTTGTTGAAAGCTCTGTGACGAGCCAGATAAGAGGCTCTGCGGGGTATCATTGCCCCACTCAGCCCCTTCACTTTCTGATTCCAGTATTGTTGCGAATCAACGGCAATTAAATCACTGACAGGTGGTAAAGCCCTCATTCGCATCAGTTCCGGCTTTAGGCGTTCAAAAGCAAACCAGGTTGCCATTACCAGGTCAGAAGTATCGTGTTTGCCCCAATAGTGAAATTCGTCTACCAAAAAATCTGTCTTATCTCTGCTACTGGCATCGCCGCGAGGCAATCTGAACCTGCCGCTTTCAAAATACACATCCATTGCCGTAACCCCAATCTCAGGTTTGTTGTCTTTGGTGGAGTAGAACGGCACTAATGGCAAGAACTGTCTTTCTTCTTCAAGTCCCTGCAACAATGCCTTCTGGTAAGCGTTACTTTCAACGGCAATGTAGACCGGATTCCAATGTTGGGCTAAATCAAGGATAAGCCTCTTCTGAGCGACAAAGCCAACCTGCTCCTTGATAATATCTCCGTAAGTAATCCTCCCCTGGCTGTCCAGTCCAAGCACGATGATACCCAGGTATTTTGATGTCCGGCCATCGCCAATGGCTGGGTCAACCCCAATGACTACATTACGTAAAGGTGGTCTGCGCAATGTGCCATCACGATAGCCTAATTCAATACTGTCATCGAAACAGCCACGATAATACGCCCCTGTAGTCTTGCTGATACCACCCGTAAACCAGATCATCGGGAAGGGGCTATCTGTATCATCTGTTACCCGACAACGATAGTTCCGATTAAATCTGATACTGCCCATCTTGGCCCGCTGGCGCATCAGGCTATCATAATCCCATCGTTCAGGCCATAAAGTTTCCTTTCGGGCTTCACTAACAATAGCGTCCCCTGTAAACACCTTATACAAGCCATTGTCAACTGCCAGTTTTTTGATTTTATCGTAAAAATCACCACGGCGATAGGGTGTACCTGTAATAATTTCCTGCCCGCCGTTGACTAAAATAGGTTGCACATCATTAAAGTACCACCGTTCCAGCCTGTCAGACTCAGCCTGAGAGAAGGCTATCTTGTCAGTCACAAGGTCATCTACGTACAGCCTGTCAGCGCGCCGTGACAGCACGTTGGTTAATGCCCCGGCCACGACTACAGTCGGGTCTTTGATTGAAAAATCGTCACGATTGACAGTAATGCTAGATTGTGACCAGTCCTGGTCAACAGTCCTCTGTTCCTGTTCCAGATTCATTGGGTTAAAATGTCCAAAACCCTGCACAATCCGCTGATTCTGCGTTAATTGCATTTTAATCTGGCTCAGAATAAGTTTGGCTACATCAGTTGTGGCAAAAGCAACAAAAAATCTGATATTTCTATTACAAACAATTTCCCATACAACCCGATTGATGCTGTGAACAGTAGTCTTGGCGTGGTCACGGGGTGACATATTCATATAGGCCCGCTCCTTGACAGTCCACCAATACCAATTATCGTGAAATTCAGGGCGGGGTAATTCAGGCCTGAGAAATTCATCAACGAAGTAATATAAACTTTGTTGCCACAATTTCGCTCGTTTATCAGACCACGGAGCGAAATTCAGACCAGCATTGTATAAATCGCCAACGACTTTTGCTTTTTGTTGCCACCACTCAGATTCAGGCAATGACAGTATCGTATTTTCATCTAAAATACCATTATCTACCATACGTCATCCATTTTATCTATATTCACAAAATGTATCCGGTCAGCCAGTATATTGCGGGTAGCTTGCAAAACATTTTGATATTCGCCATTATCCCACACTGCTTTCTCATTTACAGTAGCAGCAAAAATAACATCAACCTCTTTATCGCCAAACTCAACCATTGCATCCTCAGCTAATATACCCAATGCAGAAAACCCGTAGCTGGTAAAGTTAGGAACCACCTTACGGGTTTCTGGATTAAGGGCGACAACTGACCCAAGTGGTTGAATTTTGCGATAAACCTTCGTGTCACCATACCACACCTGATACGATGTCACATAATTCATATCAAGT